ATCACCGAACCATCAGAGGCTGGGATGATCTTGACATGCTCTGGATGCAGCCTGACCACTGAAGTGACTGAGGCACCTCGGCCAAGAACCAAACCAAAAAAGTTGCCGCACAAGAGCAGATCCACAAGCATCTGCCGGCGCCAAAGGGTTGCACCAACTCGGTGGCTTGGCCGCTTGAGCAGCCGCATCATTGGATGGTCTGGCACTGTTCTGGAGCGGCTTCCAACCTTTCTCTGGACTCCAATGGGAAGGCCACTGATGTCATTGGCAACGGCTTCCACGGCTGCATAGACCCATGGGAACTTGCCAAAGGCACTCATGGAGTTGATCACTGGATAGGCTGGTGTGGCTGGCTGCTCACGATCCCAAGCGCCACCATATGTGATCTGTTCTGGCTGCTCAACAATGGTCAGCCGACGAATGAGCCAGAGCCATCCATCATTGAGCCTCTCGGCCACGGTCGGTCTTTTCTTGTCTGCCATTGGTTGCCGATTACCGTCGGTGAGTTGCAAGGTCAAGAGCAACATACCAGAACAGGGATCACACAAGCAAAAAACCAGCCGATATGGCTGGAAAATTTGAAGACTTTGGAGTTTTCAGATCCAAGATGGCTGCACTTTCATCCAGTACACCAGATATCTGAGGCAATCAGCCAAGTGGTCAGCCTCTTTGTGGATGGTTCCATCTGGCCGGCGCCGGTATAGGTTTAACTCCCTCAGCAGCTCCACACATGATGAGTGGATGATGAGCCTTGGATGACCTTGCTGGCAGATGGCCAGCCGCTCGGCCACTGCATCAATCCCAGCCTCAACATCCTTTCTGGCTGGTGTGGTGTGGATCTCATGGTCTCTGGCCAGCATGATCCTACCCTCACGGTCAGCCGGATCAGCCACTGTCCAAGCAAAGGACTCAGTGCCAGAGAGGTTCTTGATCTGCCTTGCATTGGCTGACAACTTTACATCCTGAGTGAGCAACTCACGGTAAATCACAACCTGATCCAGATCAGGGTTGAGAGCAGCCCACAAGCAGGCAAAGTTGAAACCAAAGTCAATGGCTCTGAACTTCCTCCACTCATCTGGGATCGGTGTTGGGTTGACCACATGGAGTGCTCGATCCAGTGATGGATAGATCAAGCCTCTGGCTCTGGCAAACTTTCCATACAACCGAGCATCTCTTTTGTGAGGCTCGAGATGTGAGAACCGAGCCAAGAGACCTCTGGACTTGACATGTGGATTATCCAGACCAGTGATTCTGGCATACATGTGGCCAGGTGGTGGGTCATGCACAAACCGATTGAAAGCCCATGTCAGACCCTTGAGGGGAGTCATGCTGAGGATGGCCAGACCATCGGTCTCAGCCAGACCACGGCTGATCTCCTCATACACATCCTCGGGGTGTTCCTCATCCAAGATGGCTGCTCTGGGAGCATTGCCTTGGAACTTTTCCCGACCTTGAGCGGCTGCTTTGCACACGATCCGGCCACCATTGGGAAGGATGCACTCGGCTTGATCCACTGCCTTCCACTTTCTTCTCTGGCTTCCAGCTGGTAGCCACCGATCCAACTTTGGCCGATGATACTCGAGGGAGTCATTGAAGGTCAGAGCCGAGATAATGACGGCTCGATCATTGGTGGCCGGCTCGGCTGGGATGGCCTCTGGGTTGATGCCATTGAGTTGACACCACCTTCTTACCCACCACTCTCCAGAGCCAGCCGCCAAGGCTATGGCCAGTTGAATGGCTGACTCACTTTTGCCCGCTCGGTTGGCACCACCGATCATGTATGCCACAAGCCTCTTGGTCTGGAGCAACTCGGCCACGGTGTCTCTCTGGCTTGTACGTTTCTCAGGTTGGCCGTACATTTCACATGATTGATTTTGGCAACAGTAAGATCCGCGCACTCCATCCACTGGAGTCATCTCATGGCCACACCCTTTTGGGCGGCTGGTGTTGCCATCCCATCTGGTGCAGTGTGGGCGCCACAATCGGGCAAAAGCCATGGGATATGCAGTGGCCAGCCGCTCAAGATCGTCAAGGTCTTGGAGATGCTCGGTCAGCAACCATCTGGCTTGATCTGGATCTTGAGGCACACTGACCGGCAGGCTGGCCGGATCATTCATCCTCTTGATCTTCCTCATGGTAGACAGTGCTGATCAGCTGCTCACGGATCTGAGCCGTGTGGTCAATGCGCTCCAAGAGCCGATCCAAGTCCTGGCCATCCCCCAGCCTCAGAGACTCGGTCTGGGCAATCTCCCCTCTGATATCGAGTTGCCGATGGTAGCCAAACCGGCGCTCCATGACCCATGCAGCCGCTCTCCAATCCTCTTGTGCAGCATGCTGGATCCTTGCCAGCTGCATGGCTGCACATTGGGATCGCCCTTGTGAGATGGCATCCCAGAACCGTCTATAGATCGTCCCCCGCTCATTCTGACCTCGAGCCAGATAGCGGTAAAACGACGATTCAGAGATCCCAATATACTGGGAGGCCAGTTGGTTGGTCATGCCAAGTCTCATGGCCTCTCTGGCCAACTTGACCATCTCTGGTGTGATCTCTGGAGGCCGGGCCATCACTGGCCTTCCTGAGCAGCCGTCACCCGTGCTCTGATGATGTCACAATACTGAGGCTCTCTCTCAGAAGCAATGCAAGTCACACCCTCTCTCTCAGCCGCGATCAATGTGGTGCCACTTCCACCAAAAGGCTCCACCACAATCCCATTGGGAGGAGTGACCAGCCTGACCAGCCATCTCATCAGAGCAATCGGCTTGACAGTGGGATGAATGTTGCGCACATCTGAAGCCGTGCGACCGGCGCCGGTTCGAGGGTTGTTGAGACCGGCAGACCCTTCCACGCGATCCACTGCTTGTGCTCCACTATGGCTGGGGAGGTCTTCACACCCTTCCTCCCTCTCGGCTCTGGAAGGCTTGACACAATAGAAGATGTTTGCTGGCCATCGGCCTCCCTCTTTGTATTGCTGTACAGCATCACCGGGCTTGGCTCCACCAAAGTCAATGGATGCCGCTTGGCCTTGCCGCATGACCTTTGTGAAGTCTGGGATCGATTGGTCAGCCTGAGGCCATGCCGGATCGCCATATGGAATCCGACAGCCATCAACATTTAAGGCGCCAGTGCCATGCTTGAGCACGTTCTCAGCCACGGTGCCATCCAGAGGCTTTCTCACCAAGATCGCTGGCTCTTGTGCTGGCTTGAGAGCCGTTCCCCAGCCGTTCCATTGCTCGGCTTGTGGAGTGATTGGCTGGCCTTGATCAATGACTCCATCAGTGCTGGCCGGTCTCTCATGGCCAAGATGTTTGTCAATCTGGATGCTCACATTGAGGCTCTTGGGGAAGCCTTGCCATTGGAGCCATGAGATCTGGTCTCTGACTTCAAAGCCCACATCTTCCAGATTGACCGTGAGCCGGTGGATGGTTCGAGTGGCGGCAAATGCGATCATGTGTCCGCCGGGCTTGAGCACTCTCAAGCACTCGGCTGAGAACTCACCACTCGGCACACTGCTATCCCAGCCCTTTCCCATGAATCCGATCCCGTATGGTGGATCAGTCACAATGCTGTCCACACTGCCATCAGGAAGGCTCTTGAGCATCTCAAGGCAATCCATGCAGTGCAAGTCATGGCGGCCAAGACTCACGGTCTCACCAGCCTTGGTCAGTGGCTGCACATCATTGGGGATCTGGTCATCGGCTGACTCATCATCTGGCTCAGAGCCAAAGTCTGGCACATCAACAGGGTCAGAGGCCAGCAAGCGATCCAACTCATCAGAGTCCCAGCCGAGTCCAGATAGGTCAAAGTCCTCATTGGCCAGCTCTTGGAGGATTGTGGTGAGGCCATCCTCATCCCACTCAGCAATCTCATTGAGTTTGTTGTCAGCCAGAGCAAGTGCAGCCGCTTGAGCAGGATCAAGATCCATATATCTCACCAAGACTTTATCCATGCCGAGGCTGATGGCTGCTTTGTGCCGAGTATGGCCAGCAATGATCACTCCATCACTACGCCGAGCAATGATTGGAGCACCCCAACCAAATCTCTGGATGCTCTTGGCCACATGCTCAACAGCATGCTGATTGACCCTGGGGTTCTTGTCCCAGGGTGTGAGGTCATTGATGTGAACCCACATGGCTGGGTTTTCAGTTGTCATGGTGTCTCCTGATTGTTGACCGGCTGGCTGGCCGGTTTTCCACAGTGTTATTCACAGGGTGTGGATAAGTAGTTTTACACAGACTTATGCATAGCCTATGGATTAGTCGGCACCCTTTACCAGATAGAAGATGGAGTCATTTGGTGCATTGGATGTGGTGATGGTCACGGTCTCTCTGAGAGGGATTGGTGAGTCTGGTGTGGCTTGGACGCATCCATATAGGGCTGAGAGGCTTCCACGCCGACCAGATGGGAAAGTGGCTGGGATGGTGATGGCATCTGAGCAATCTGCTTGGCTGCTCACCCAGCAATCAGAGGTCAACAAAAGGCAGGAAAAAGCACACAAAGTGCCTGGCCGCTTGGGATCGCTCAAGAAAGTGAGGGTCTGGATGCCATGTGGATTCTCTGGGTCAATCCTGGGGCCACTTGGTGTCTGTACAGTCTCCACATGTGGACATGTGGGCTGGCTGGCCAGCAAGGGATCAAAGGCCAAGAGGTCATCCAGTGCATCTGGGCTGGCCACATCGGCCACCGTACCGAGCTGGTGTGCAGGGTCTGGTTTGTCATCGAAGGATGCACAAAAGGCCAGATAGGTGAGGGGATTCATGCTCAGCTCACTGGGAGCCACATGCCAATCTCAGAGCCTCTGGAGGCACCCTGCACAAGCAATGTGACTGGATAGGTCAAACCGCTTTCACGGTACTGGCCAACACCATCTCCATATGTGGCGCCGGCTATCCTCTGGAAGGCCTTGCCTTGGAGCTTTTGATCTTCAAGGGTCAAGTGTACCGTGAGATCCAATGATCCATCTGGATGAGGCCGATCAGCCACCAAAGCAGTTCTCCATTGCTGCTCACCACCACGATCCTCACAGCGATATTGGACAAAGCCGGCGCACTTGGCCAGCCGCTCACGGTATTCAGGATCGGCACTGGCCAGATTGACAGCCAGATCCAGTGCTCCACCAT